CAGAACGACCCGACCGCCTGCATCACCTTTGGCGTGTTCAAGCCGCAGGACGGCCCCATGAGCGCCATGATCATCGACTGCTGGCAAGAGCGCATGATGTACCCTGACCTGCGCCCCAAGGTGATCGAGGAGTACGAGACCGTCTTCGGCGAGGGCAAGGACCGCAAGCGCGTCGACTTGCTGCTGATCGAGGACAAGAGCGCGGGCATCAGCCTGATTCAAGACTTGCAACGCGCCCACCTGCCTGTGCGGGCCTACAACCCCGGACGGGCCGACAAGCTCCAGCGCCTGAACATTGTGTCCAACATCATCGCCCGTGGTCGGGTGTGGATTCCTGAGAGCGACAACCGCAAGGGCTACGTCAAGGACTGGGCCGAGGGCTTCGTGAGCCAGATATGCTCATTCCCCGAGACCACGCACGACGACCTCGTGGACGCCTGCACCCAAGCCCTGCGCTATTTGCGCGACGCCGGGTGGCTTGACATCGACCCGCCGCCCAACGAAGACTGGGACGAGGACGACTACGCCGACACTGGCCGAGTACGAAGGGTGAACCCATATGCAATCTAAAGAACCCGCACGGGTAGAGATGAGCGCCAACCGCTTCGAGCTGATCAGCGAGTGGGGCGAGCCGCTTGACAAGGACTGGGCGCGTGACATGTTTGAGCGCTGGCTGCGTCAACGGGTGGACTTGACAAGGGTCAGCGTTTATGATTGCAGTATTCCAGCGAAAGGTGACGAGCATGCCTAGCCACATAGATCCCATCAAGCCGATCAAGATGATCGACCTGCCCGAACTGAAGATGATCGAAACCGATTCGGTTCCTAAGAAGAAGGGCCAGTCCCTCAAGGAGTGGGCAATGGCCGGGGGCGGCGTTCCCAAGCAGTACAAGGGCCGTGAGGATCATTGGCACGAAAAGGTGCGCAAGATGGCCGCAGGCGGCGGGGTGTTCAACACCGTGCCCGACACGAACGACGGCGCAGACATCATCCAAGGCCCGGCCTACGCTGGGGGCGGTGGCGTCCACATGCAAAAGGGTGGCAAGATGGGTGTGGGCATGAAGCTCGCCGACATTGTGTCCGACGTGAGCAAGCAAGCCGACGAGATCCTTGCGGCCAAGAAAGCCGCCAGCAAGCTCGAGGACGCGCTCAAAGCGCAGCAAGCACCCATGGCTGCACCCCACGGCACTGGGCTGCCCCTGATGCCCCGATCGCAGGGCATGTACACCCCCGGCGTGAAGCAAGAAGACCTGCCCCGCATGGCCAAGGTCGACAAGGCCCGAGCCGAGGGAAAGTCGCCCGCCTACACCGAGCGCATGCAAGACCTGCTCGACAGCCCCACGGCCCGCAAGAAGGTGGACAAGCTGATCAACCAAGGCAAAGACCTGAACATGCGCGAGTGGTACGGCACAGAGCCTTTGCGTCAGGTGGCCATGGATGCTGGACTCAGCCCCGACGAATTCAAGACCTTTATTGCGCAAATGGCTTCGGCCTCTCAGCGCAATCCGGTCGACCAGCAAAACAGGATGGGCAGCTACCTGCACTACCTGAGCAAGACGGGCCAACTGCCCGAGGATGCTTTCCTGCTGACCAACAAGATCAAGAAGGACCCGTCGCTCAGGCCCGAGGGCACGCCGATTGAGCTGCCGTCTGGTTTTGGCTCGCTGGCTCAGGGCGACATCTTTGCCCGTGGCAAGCAGATCGCCTCGGGCGACATCATGGGCGCACTGCCCCCCGACAAGAAGCTGGGCACGTTCTATCGCAACTACCTTGGCAACCTGCGCCCTGTGACGGTGGACGTCAACGCAGTGCGTGGCCCCATCATTGAACGCGGCGACCCCCGCTGGCTGGCATCCAAGCTGGTCGAGAAGGACGACGAGGGCCGGGTGATTGCGACCCACTTCCCCCGCAAAGACGTGGCCGAGGGCCGCATGTCACTGAAGGAGGCCAAAGAGCGTCCCGGCTTTTGGGAAGCTGCGCCTTCAGGGTCCGAGTACGCAGGCTTTGAGGACCTGTGGCAACGCGGGGCCAAGCGCCATGACGTCAGCCCCGCTGAGGCCCAAGCACTGGGCTGGTACGGATCGGCCGACGTCACCGCACTGAAGACCAAGCCAGAGCTGTACATCGACAACCTCGAGCGCATGATCCGCCGCACCGCTGAAGAGACGGGCCAGCACCCCTTGCAGGTGATGGACGACGTGATCAAGGGCAAGGGCTATCTGTACAAAGAAGGCGGCGAGGTCCACAAGGCCGACGGCGGCAAGATTGCCAAGGGCGTGATGGGCGCGTTGGAGAAGGCCAGCAAGGCGGCGGATGAAATGATGGGTGCGCAGAAGATCTTGCCTGCTGCCGAGCGTGAGGCCAACAAGGCCAAGTTCCTTGAGGGCAGCGCGGTCAAAAATCGGGTATATCACGGAACAATGGGTGATGTCCGTAAGTTTAGCGATAAAAAACTAGGGCAAAACACGGATGGCAATGCATCTTCAGAAGGCTATGCTCAAACAGCGCGTGTTGGACATTGGTTTAACACAAATCCTATGGGCCAAAGCCCTGAAAAGTACGGAGCTGGGTACTCGGTTGACATGCCTGTGTATCTTTCAATTAAAAACCCTAAGCGTGAAATGAGCCTTGATTGGCTTGCTCAAGGACTTGAATCAAAAAAAGGTAAAGCATATCGCCGAGAGTTGGAAAAACAAGGGTATGACGGAATTGTGTTGCCCGATGAGGAGTTTGGTGGAGAAAGCTATGTTGCCTTCCGACCTGAGCAAATAAAGTCCGCTATAGGCAACCGTGGCACATACGACATTGAAGACGCGGACATCACCAAGGCCGAGGGCGGCTTGACTCGCGAGCAGCACTTCGACGGTGGTGGTATGGCAGCCGCAGACTTTGCTGGACCGGATGACGGCGGCAACCTTGACAAAGCCAAGCTGATGGCCAAGATCCTTGCCGACATGGCCAAGGAGCAGGGCAGCAAAGAGGCGGAAAGCTTAAAAAAGCCCCGCGCCGTCACGGACCTGCTCAACCGTGGCGTGCTGGCCAACAACCCACTGAGCGCAGGCGTTGACCTCTTCAACATGGGCCTTGGTGCAGTTGGCCTTGGCAGCGACAAGCCGTTCCTTGGGTCCGAGCACGTCAAGGACCTGATGGACAAATACAACATCACGTCAGGCGAAGACCGTCCCATGATGGAAACCGTACTGAGCTTTGCCAGCCCAACGGCCATGGTCAAGGGCGCAATTAAAACAACGGAAGCTGCAAAGAAAGCGCCAGAGTTGATCAAAAAGGCGACAGATGCTTTAACTTCAAGTAAGATCTCCCCTCTGGCCACAGAGGCGAAGACTGCGCAGGTGGGGAAACCAACAGGAGCTACACATGCAACACGACAAGAAGGCCCGTTCTACCGAGTCATCCCATCAGCACTTGACCAAGGCACGGTCAGTGCGCGAGGAGTTAGAGAAGCGACTGAACCACACGCCGAAGGGCTTATCGGAGCAGGATCAGGCGCAACTGGACAACGAGTTCCGAAACAGTTTTCGGATGAGGAAGTGGCTGGGCTGATCAGCAGCCCGACCAACAAAGCACTCAAGCTCGCACAAGACTACACCAAAGAGCGCCACGGCGCTGACTTCATCACGCCCAATCTGCCGCCATCGAGCTTGGCCAAGCAGTCAGCGATTGGCCGCACGCACATGGCCGCTGTCGAGGGGTCGCCCGAATACAAGCGGGCCATCTTTGACGCATACGCCCAGCAGATGCCCGATGTCCTTGAGAAGGCCGGGGCCAAAAGCTACGACGACCTGCTTGAGAAAGCCTACCGCCAGTTGGCCAAAGAGACCAGCGAGCAATTCAGTCGCCTGCCCGTCAGCATGTCATTCCACAAAAGTGGTGAGGGCAACTACAAGGGCGCAAAGGAAATGGCTGGCGACGTTCACGGCAACGAGCACCTGTACGTTTTCCAAGGCGGCGATCCCCACGACTTCCTGAACCGGGTCGATCCGCAGACGGGTTTGAACGAGAACGAAAAGTTCCGTGCCGTCCACGACCTGTTTGGCCATGCCATCCACGGCAACGAGTTCGGCCCCATGGGCGAGGAGAAGGCTTGGGGCATCCATAAGCAGATGTACAGCCCATTGGCCCAGTTGGCCATGACGGCTGAGACCCGTGGCCAAAACAGCGTGGTGAATTACACCCCGCTCAATGCCAAGCTGAAATCCGAGGTATCTAAGCTGCGCGAGCTGCAAATGGAGGCCAAGCGCCGTGGGGATACCCAAGGCTACAACATGGCCACCAAAGGCATTCAAGACGCCTTCCAAGGCTTTCAATACGCCCCTCAGAAGGCCATCCTGCTGCCGCCCGAGTACATGAGCTCCGAGTACGCAGGCGGCATGCCTGACTATGTGCGAAAGCTGATCAGCCCACAAAAGGGAACCGAAACCCAATCGGTTTTGACCCACTTCAGCCACGACCCCAATTTGAAGTTCACCGACCCCAAGCGGTACGGCACGGGCATCAAAGGGGCCGAGGCCGAGCGCCTGCAAGACCCAAGCGCTGTGCGCGACCGTTCGTATTTCTACTTAGGTGAACCCGGCGCGGTGTCTCCTGAGCCGGGGCTGGGCATCAATCGCTACCGCGCCGAGGCTTCAAGTCTGTACGACATCACGCATGACCCGCTGGAATTCAGGGCGCTGGCTCGCGAGGCCAATCGCACGCCTTTTACGTC